CCACGGGAAGTCTTCACTGACCTTCAACAACACGATAGCATCGCACAACTGCTACGACGCATTCGGATCATTCATGTGTCTACAGGGGCCATCCAGGAACCCCTTTCGACTTGATCACGGCGGTGTGCTCGCCTTCGGCTGCGCTACCTATTTTTTGTTATAATTATACCCTTTTTGATAAGCAATGTTGGGGTGTGATTAATTGTCGTAGTAAAAAGTACGCATATACAGATCAAGCTTCGCTCCCGTAGACGTGGAAGTATCACCTGAGTCAGCCACGACGAGAAGGAACAAGTTACCCTCTTCAGCAGCACCGGAGGAATTGTACCGCACGTGGAAATTGCACTTTTTGATAATGGAAAAATCAGTAATCTGAGTCTGACCGGTCACATCATCACCCTTGAGATACACAACCTTCTTAGACTGCACGATCCAATCAGTAAACGTGTCAGGATTGCGATTCGAATTATAGCTCGGATAGCCAGTGAAAATGTCATTCTCAATAAACGTACGGGTCACTGCAAGATCAGTTACAGGAGCCGGAGCGGCCATAGTCCCGGTAATGGTGGGTTGAACACCCTTTGCGCGGAGAAGATACATACGAACACGAATCGGTGTGTTAATAGATGTTTGCTGCTTCATACGACCCCGCAGCATGAACGAGACAACCTTGATGGAATTACCTGTGCGCTGGGACGATCCCAGACCTTGAGAAATCGTAGGCAACACTGGAGCCAGGAGGTAGCCGGGGCCTGCGCCGTTCTGCAAAGCGACATTGACGTCAGCCTGACCGGATTCCGCACGCTTTTTCTCAGCATTCACCATGCTCTTCAGCCTATACACATCCTTAGCCATCTGGGCAATCTTAGGGCGAGAGAAGCCCTTTCCCTTAAAATAACGCCGCTTGAGGCTGCGACCAGCACTACGGATAGCACGACGAACAGTTTTCTTGAACGGCATGTTGGTTTACAAGATTCTACGAGAAATTTTTTTTGGGCTAGGAGAACGTAAAAACACTAAAAAAAACAAATGACCAAAACTGCACAGAAGTCTCGTTCCAAAGGCAACGCCGTTGCCAAAACCAAAAAATCGAAGGGCTCGAGTACCGCTTCCAGCGACTCGCCCGAAACTCCACAGAAGTGGTCAGAGGGTAATAGTGACGCCTCTGACCACAAGCACGAACGTGTCCGGGCATTCACATTTACATCGTTCAACACGAACGAACCCGAATTCATCAACTGCATGAAGTACCTGGCATATGCCCAAGAAACGTGCCCAACTACACAGAAGTTGCACTGGCAAGGATTTGTCTATTTCAACGACGGCAAAACAATCAAGGCAGCGTCAAAAGCGCTAGGAAAGGTTCATGTGGAGATTATGAGGGGATCTTTCGAGGACAACGAAGCTTACTGCTCGAAGCAAGGACGTCTGATTACGAAAGGCACAAAGCCCGACCAAGGCAAACGTACCGACCTAAAGGACCTGCGAGACCAAATCATGACTGGAAAAAGAGTCGAAGAAATCCTCATGGACGACCCCTACACGTACCATCAATATGGACGCACTCTCGAAAAGATCGAAACACTGGCCCAACGAAGGACCTTCCGAACACAAATGACAACTTGTGACTGGTTGTACGGGCCCACAGGTTCTGGAAAGAGTCACCACGCTCTCAAAGACTATTCTCCGGATACTCACTATCTAGTCAACCTAACCGATGGCGGTTGGTGGGAAGGCTATAAGGGTCAACCTTATGTAGTTATTCAGGAATATCGAGGCACAGGAATCACGTTCGCGGAACTCCTGCAGCTCATTGACAAATGGCCCTATAACGTCAATAGACGCTGTCGCGAACCCATGCCTTTCACTTCTCAACATATCTTCATTACTTCACCCATGCACCCACGGGAAGTCTTCACTGACCTTCAACAACACGATAGCATCGCACAACTGCTACGACGCATTCGGATCATTCATGTGTCTACAGGGGCCATCCAGGAACCCCTTTCGACTTGATCACGGCGGTGTG